TAATATATCGTTTGACAATATTTTATCTATTCCACGTTCTCCTGTAGTTTTGTCCGGAGTAACAACCCTTTCAAATTCTGATAACCATTGCGAATGTTGTTCCTGACTGACAGGAATACCAAAAATAGTTTCTACTTTTGAAAGTTCAATTTTTAATTTAGAAACAGCTTCTTTAGTTTGTGTGACAATACTTTCATATTGTTGTTCAAACTTTTGTTGATTTTGTTCCTTATATTGATCAGTAAGTTTTTTATTATACTCATTGATGTTTTGTTCAATAACTTTTGCAGCTTCCTGCTTTTCTATTTTAGTAAGTTTAGCAATATGTTCTTTAATATCATCATCTGTTAATCCATCAGGGTTCTTTTCAGCATCATATACTCCATAACGAGCATATAAATCAAATGATATTTTTTCATCTGCCGTCATCTTACTTGCATCTACAAATTGTTCTGATACGGTATTTACTAAATCATTAATCGTAAGATTAGGATTAGTAGTTGACATTTCTTGAATTTGTTTTGCTAAAGGATGTAAAACCGGAACTTCAATACCATATTTTTTTGCTATAGTAGTTTTAAGTAATTCCTTTTCGTTTTCCGACGTTAAATTTTCCGGCATGGTAAATCCTTCATCTTTCTTAAGAACGTCCCACATTGGATCCGCAACGAAGTCTACAGATGCATTATCAACTTTACTTGCTGCAGCAGTTTCACGTGCTAACTTTTCTTCTAGTGTTTCATCAGGTACAATGTTATCTTTATCAATTTCATCAAAAGCTCCATCTGGACTTGCTAATCTTTGAGCAATCTCTTGTTCATTAAACGATGGTCCACCACCTTTATCTCCGGCTTCATCTTGAAGCATAAAATATTCTTTAAACATTTGCTATGATTGTTTGTTTTAAGAGAGTAACTTTTGCTAAATCTGTAAGATATTTATCTTTTCCAACTAATGAAGATTCTGGAATGAATATCGCTAATGCACTCTTTACAATTATCTGATTAAACCTTGGAGTACCATCTGGATTCATTGGTAATGATTCTCTATCAATTTGTACAATATCATATGGTTCATAAAAACTTGAACCGGATTCCATCACTACCATTAAAAAAGGACTTACACCCATGTAATCAATTAATGTAGGTCTTGTTTTTTCAATAATAGATTTTCTTGATTTTATATCAATAGGACACACTAACAAATAACCTGTGCTTCCTACTGATCTTGGTATAAAACCTGATTCACCAGGTTCGCATACATCTATTAAATTAGGAAACAATTTAATTTCCTTGTTCTTTGACTGAATATCTTCAATCGCTTTTTCTAATTTTTCTCTAAACATAATGTTGTTTTTTAATTGATTAACTATGCAAATATATAACTATTTATTTAATACTAATCTTTTATATTGTTTTTATTTCTCATATTCTTATCCATGTCTACAGAAGCTTTTCTTATAGATTGCATTTCTCCGGCTTTGATACCCATTTCTTGTAATATAGCATTCATTTTAAGTTCGAATTGTTTCAACATTTCTTGTGTTCTATTTGCTCTACCCTCTTCTTGTAAGTATGCAGATTCAATTTCATTCTCAGAAGATACTTTATATAAATCAGCATTGGATTTAATCTGTAATTCCTTTTCTTTAAATTGAGATTCCCACGCAAATTTTTGAGCATCCAATTGTAATGTTGTTTTCTTAACTTCTATATCAGCTGCTTTCATTTCATTTTGAACTTGTGCTAACTGCATATTTATTTGTGCTTGTAATTGTGCTGTCTGTTGATCTACTTGTCCTCTTGCTTCCTCAGTAGCCTGTGCCCTTTGCTGTTGTAGTTGTTCTGCCTCTTTTGATATCTTTACTAACTGATTTTCCATTTCTTGTAGATCATCAATTTTAAATATAGAGATAATAGAATTGAAAGGTAATTCGTTTTTGGCCCATGCTTGAAATGCACCTTGTCTTAAATCTTCAAGTATAGTATCTTCTTTTATATTATTTGAAGTGAAAAATCTGAAATCAGCACCATTCAACATACCAGAAGGTATTTGAACAATGACTTCTTCCATATCTTTATTTACATGATTTAAAACTTTTCCTTTATTCCAAACATATCTTGCTTTTAAATTAGTATATAGTTCTAATGCTTTATTGAATACACTATCATTTTCATAAAATAATATTTCGGTAATAAGAGAAGATTGTTCATTTGACATTTTTACATTGGCTACCGGATCAGCGCTTACAAATTGTCCTAGTGCTGGATCAGTTAATCCCATAATCTTACCAAACATATTCTCTAATCCTAAAAGAACATTTTCAAGATAAGTTATGCTTTCTCCAATAGTATCATCATAGTTTTGAAATTGATTGTAAGATGGTGGATTCTTTCTACCTTTCTTCATTGTTTCAATCCACATAGTACCTAACTTACGATAATACATCCATTTCTTTTCAGTCATGTTATCGGGTTTCTGACTTTTGTCCATTATCATACCTTTGACTCCGGCCAATGCTATTGTAAGTTCCTTTTTGTAATTTACAATATCATAAAGTTCTATAAGTTCGCGTACTCTCCAAATAAGAGAATAAGGTTTTTCACTTATAGAATTAAATGTTCTACCTACAATGGGAAGAAATGGTAAACCTGGAGTATCTAATGGTCGGAATATCTTATCCTGTTTTCCCATATTGATACAAATAGAATTTCCAATAATAATACAATGATATAAATCGTATATTACTATTCTATTCCTTTTTTCATCCTTTTTTAATTTTGTTGTTTTATCAGTAGGATGATAGAAGTATTCGTTTTCACGATATTTATTTGGAGATTTTTTATAGAACAATTCGCGGGGTGCTAAAAACCAAAGACGTTGTACTCTATGACCACCTCTATTGCTATTGTTTATTTCTTCGACAGCATCAAAATAAGCACTGTTACCATTATAATTACTTAATGTACCTATATTTCCACCTGTAAGAGCATCTAATATACTAGATTCATCATTAGTAAGTTCAAACTCTGAACGTACTTGTGAGTCACTCATATACTCTTCGGTAAAACACCATTCTCCATTCTGTATCCATTTATTATTTCCATTACGATTATAGTATACAGACATTGCATTAATTTGTTTAAATGCTATATCTTCTCGTCTATTATCATAATAAATAATATATGTAGGTTTTCCAGTCGTAATTTTTTCTCTTAAACCAATGTTCCAATGTTCTTGTAATTCTTCTGTTTGTACAGCTGATTTTATAGAGGCATTAGCTATTTGTTGCATTACCTCTTGATCAGAATTAAGAATGAAGTTATCAATCTTTTCTTGTAACTGTTGAGTGTCTAATTGTTCTCTTGACAATGCCCGGATAAGTTTTCCAAATTCCAATTGTATTATTGGCATATTGGCTTTGAGTTGCATCATTTGTTGTTGCATCTCTTGATTTTCAGGCTGAACATTAAGTTGTTCCTGCATATCACTCATTCTATCCTGTACTTGTTGTATTTGAGATTGTAACATAGCATTACGTTCTTCATACATGCTCTTAACGGATTCAAGATATGCCTTAATTCGATTTTCATACTTCTTCTGTAGTGAACGTTCATCCATAGCAAAAGCTTTAAATCTGAATTGTCTACGCATTTGTTTAGACTCTAATATATTTAATTTAGAACGAACTATTTCATTACCTATATTTCTAAATTTAGCAGGATAAGTAAAACCCTCTACATTGGTAAGATAATTGAATTTAGAATTGTTTGATTTTCCATGATAAATGGACCAACATTTAGAATCCTTTGATTGTTCATCATAGAATTCTGATATACCAGTAGTAATAATATACTGTGCTACCTGTTTAACCCAATCGGTATCTCTTTTTTCGTTATTTTTTAAGTTCTGTGGAAACATAGTATTTATTTTAATTTTCTGAATAATTTAAAACTCCATCTTGGTTCATAACATATCCTCCAAAATCTTCTTCTAACTCTTCTCCCTCTGAATATGCTGACTCTCCTTCTCTTTCTATTGAACTTGCTACATTCAATGCACATGATATTGTGATATCGCAGTTATAATTCTTTGCCTTACGAAACTTAGCAAAAGCTTCTATCATTTCAAGATCATTCATTCTGTCTATAATAGCATAATTGTCTTGTTGAACTTTATCACGCCATATATTTAAAGCATGAGGAATAAATGATTGTTCTATACCATATCGTTGTGCTGCCTTACCATCTTCTACATATTGACTTATTACCATTGCCGGACGTTCTTGTAATAAATACTCAACTCCTTTTCTTTTATAATAATCAAATATCAATACATTTGAATACTCAATAAGGTTCTCACATTCTCCATATAACATGCATAGCTTGATTGTATCCTCATAAAAAGTATAACTACCACCTTCATCTTCTGATGGCCTCTCTGTTACTCTAGCAACCCAATGATCGAATGTATGTTTTGCATCTAATGCATTTTTCCATATTGTACAACTTCCCATGGAGAATGAACTATTACTTTCATCTTTATCATAACTATCGGTTGCTGCATCATAGAGATTTCTCCAAACTTTACCAAATCCATCATTCTCCGGTCGTTGTTGTATAATGAATTTTCCATCTTCATTAGGAATTATATTTACTCCTTTGTACCAATCAAAAGCATCTTCCCATTCGAGATCTGCTTTAAAACATATTTGTTCTTCCGGATGTGTAAGTAACCATCTCTTTCTGTCATTTAATTTCATAAGTGCTGTTTCTCCAAGGAAACCGCCACCACCGATCATAAACATTTGTGAAAGGAAAAAAGGCCTTTGTGTTATTGCTCTATATTTCTCAATAGTTTTTTTTAACTCAAATGATGCTATAATAGATGCTTTACTTTCTTCGATCATTGCATTACCATCTTCATCTATAATTTCAAATTCATACGAAGGTATAAAAGCCGCTACTTTACCTTTATTATTAATTTCTTGTTCTTCCCAAATATTATCAAATTCAAGTAAATCAAAATTCTGTGGATTATAAGCCATATCTTGAACATCAGCAACAGATTCATCCATATCCCCACCGGTACCAATAAATAGTTGCCAACCTGTTTTTACTCCTTCAGCTTTTAATGATGGTCTAACAAATTCAGATGTTTCTTTTAATGTTCCTTTTTTCCATTTACCAATTTCTTCATATAAAATAAAGAATGGACTTAAACGTGATACTGCTTGTGTATTATCTTTTGCTGTTATACAATATACTTCACTACCATATCCTTTTATCAATGAACGTTTCTCTCCTGTTTCCGGATCTTCCCAATCTTCTTTGTAAGTAGCTTTAATATACTCAGCTCTATTAGGACTTCTTCTTTTATAGAATTCACTATCTCCTAAATTGTCTAAACCATTAATAACATTTTGCATTGTCTTTTCAGCATAGTCACCCATACCAGCAACAATTACACTTACAGACGATGGTAAGAATATAAAGTTATAACCTATGTTTGCAGCACCATACTCACTGAAACCTGTTTGCCTACTCTTAGGAAACATGTTATCTTTTTTGAAATAGAACATCATTTCTAATACCATGAACTTAAAATAATCCAATGATATAAATTTCGGATTTCTTTTTTCTTTTCTATTAGCATTATCTAATAAAGCAAATATAACCCAAAAATTTAAATAGAAATACATTCTGCCCGGGATCCAAATACTATGACCACGTTTGGTTGCATTTGGTACTATATAACCTTTAATACATCTTCTGTATTGTTCATTCCACCATAATTCATAATCAGGACTATCTCTATCTGGTTGTTCTTGCTCTTTATCATAAATAACCGGAGAAAATCTTTTCGTATTAACGAAATCTCTTGTAAGACAACTTTTATTAAAATCAGGTACCAGATCTTTATCTAATGAAAGTATGTCATCTAAATATGTTAGTTTTATTTCACTCATATTTTATAAATTAGTAATATAGGACAGTTATCAACCATCCTACACTTATTCAATCTTATCATTTCATCTTTTAGAATTTATATGCTAGTCCAACAGTAAAACCTTTTTTAGTAAAGTCAGTAATATATTCAGCTTGTATTCCAATATTATGATAAAAGAAACCTCCACCAACTTCTATATAATTAAACGAATTATAAGATACTTGTATAAACGGAACAAATACCTTTTCTATTGGTTTCGTTATTTCTTTCTGAATAGGTGTGAAATCATAAGTCATACCACTTAATTTATTGTATTGTACAACTGAACCTACTATAAGCTTACCATTAGTTTTATCATTAAATAATTCTCTATTGTAACCTCTTTCAACAATATACTCAGAAATTATTTTTGCAGTATCAACTTTCATAAATACAAATTCATTTTTCCCTGGCAATTTTACTGTATCTGGTATCATTGGTAATGTAGGTTTTGCAGGAATATGCT